TGATATTAATGAAACACTGAAAACCTACACCCATCTGTTAGAAACAACGGATCAAAACATGATGGACAAAATTAATGAAGCAAGACGTATCTCATGAGATACAAAGAGCTAAACCAAGGTAGAAATCGATACAAATTGATAGGAATTTGTTGCTTATAGATGATATTTGACGCAACAAAAACGGGTGCGACACTTTATTGTAGAGTCCCTGTTCCTGCGCCTTGGTAAAAAAGTCCTTATTTCAAGGGCTTTTTCTTTTGTCTGAGATACTTTTGGGATACGTTCGCAGTTTTTACTAACCATTTAATGGAGGTAAAGACTATGATCGTTATACAAATTTTATACACAAAAGTGATTTTTAAGGACACAATCAAAGAGACTAAACGGACACAATACATCGGAAAGGGCGAAACCTATGCAGATGCATTGGATCTTGTGGACTCAAACGTTGAGGCGTTTGTTCGTGCGCATACGTGCGACAATCCAACGAATTTCATGCAGTTTGAGGAACATTTTAAAGACCAGCATAATGTATGGAGACATACTTTGTATGTGACGTTTAAGGACGGCATTCAAAAGATTGTTACAATGGATTATCACATTTTGGATGAAGACATTGACACAGGGTTTTTAGACTAAAAAATTAGGGCGAGATTCACAGCCCTTTTTATTTTTAACCACAAAAATTACCCGGAGGTAAAAATGGCAAAAACTTTTACAAAAGAACTGCTAAAAGCAGCATTAATCAGAGCACTCCACACATTTCTTCAGGGCATCGTAGGCGGTGTTACTGTTGGTTATGCAGTTGAAGAAGTCGAATGGATTCATATTTTATCAGTATCGGCGGTAGCTGCATTTGTGTCCTTCTGTAAGGGCATTATTGCCGGCCTCCCAGAAGCTGCGGATGACGGTACGTTACTGATTGACACATCCGATCCTGAAGTAGATCGTTACAGACTGCAGTACAATTCCGATCTTACTGATATTTCAACTAAAAAGAGAGTTGTATTCGTCGTAAGTCCTGGAGCAGATTTGAGAGAGGCTACGGACGATGAGTCGGAGGAATGAACTTTACCACTACGGAATTAAAGGCCAGAAATGGGGAGTGCGTAGATTTCAGAATAAAGACGGATCTCTTACACCAGCCGGAAAGAATCGCTACAGTTCCTCACAAGTGCGATTTGAAAAAGCTTATAAGCCATTAGAGAATAAAAAACTAAACGAAAATGACTATTCTCTACACGAGTATATTTATTCGGATAAGAATAAAATGCGGACGAATGAAATTCTGTTGCCTAAAGGATTGCAGTTAACTCGTGTTTCAACTTTGTCGGACGAGCAAAAGGCCAAGGCTTTATATGTTAATTTTGTAAAAGACTATAAGCAAGTCGATTATTACAAGAAAAGCTGGCCGTACCAAGTTGACAGTATTACCGGAAAAGCCAATGACTGGTACGAAAATACATTTACACTATCAGCTGATATAAAAGCCCCGTCGCTTGAGCGCAGAATGCAGGCGGCGAACGCAATAGTAAATGCCGATGAAAATTTGAAAATGGAAATTGGAAAAGAATATTGCTTGCGTTCGTTATCAAAGGATAACTGGTACGCAGAGGATTACATTCCGAGACCATACAGCGAGTCGTTTGAAGGTATCCGCAAATACTATAAGGATTTTAAAGACAAGGCACCAAAAAAGTATCAGTTAAAAGTCAATCAAGATGCTATAAAAGAAGACATCGATGACATGATCAAATACTACGAAAAGCACAAACACGATAAATTTGATGCCATGACTAATTCACAGGATTTTAACGAGTTTATAGTAGCTCTTCCTAGAAGTAAGAAGCTTATGAGCGCATATATTAATGAGCTTAAAAAAGACGGATTTGATGCGGTGTTCGATGACAATGCTGGCGCGAAAGCAGCATTTATTATTTTTGACGCAAAAAATATGAATCAGGTTGGTTCTGAGAAATTTGATGTCGATTATAGTTATTGGAAGGGTGATCCGTCATTGCCTTTGGCTCCTTGGATTGAAGAAAAACTTAAAAAATCATCGTAGTTTCGCAGGGAAAACACGGCTTATATTGAAAGGAGATTTTGGTTATGACAGAAAATTGGACCAAAACAGAGCTGGAAAGGCTCAAATCGCTGCTCAGTAAGACAGATCCCGCTTCAGAAAAATATGGAGTTATTTGGGAACGGATAGCAGCCATTCAGGCAGAGGAACGCAAAGAGGCGGACCTGACACTGAAGTCTATGAAGCAGACAAACGAAACAGAATCGAAGAACAAGGAAATCGACGCAAAGATCGAGCTTCAGAAAATCGAGTCCGAATGGAAGAGAAAGTTCGAGGAAGAACAGTTTGCACATAAAGTGGAAATGGACAAACTCGAAATGGATCATAAGATCGAACTTGAGAATAATGAATTTGATCTTAAGTCGGTTGAATCAGAGCGTATGGTTCGTATTAAAGCGGAGGAGGCTAAGGCGAAAGGAATCGACTTCAGATTCAAACTGCTGTCTGATTTGGCGACAATCGTTGCTGGCACTTATGCCAAGGAATATCTGATCGGGAAGCTGTATTTATTCGAGAGCGAGGGGCATGTGCTTCCGTCTCGGTTGGTACAGTTTCTGAACGGATTATCAAAGTAACCGTTCGGGATAAGAGGGCAGAATTAACAAGCCTTCTTATTTTTTTTTCTCGCAGTAAAAACACTTCATATAATGAAGGAGGATTAAAGCTATGAAACAGCTTAGATCAATCAGATTGGGGAATAAGGTTTATGTATTCGACACAGAGGACTTGGAGAAAACTGGACGTACCATCGGTATAGTGGCATATTACGCATTCATAATTGCGGGACGTGTTGCTATTAACAGGAAGATAAAGAAGGAAATTAACAAGTTGTTTCGATAGGAGAATAAGCAAGCCTTATTCTTTTTTTTCTCGCATAAAAAACACTGCTTTTTATTTTTTTGCCAAAATGGTCGTCTATGGAAAACTTTAAGAGACATTGTCGAAACAGAAATTTCTACATAGCTCAGGTTTATGTCATCGAGGAGGAGTTAAAACGAATTGATATTTTGATGAGTAAACCGAGAGCTCCTAAGCTGGAAGTAATAGGCGCTCCAGCTCACAACCATGAATCGCATATTGTAGATTGGATCGAACGTAAGAGATTACTTGAGGATGAGCGGTCTGCATATTTAGATCTGATAGCAGAGATCGATAAGATCAAGGAACTGCCGAAACCCTGGAATGATATTTTCTGGAGGTCGTTAGTTTGCGGAGAAAGTGTACGAACGCTCTGTAAAGAGTATGGAGTATCTAAGGATAAGTATTACCGGATATTTCGCAAAAATTACAACTCATATAATGATAGATAAAGGAGAAAGATCATGTTTGAAAGAAAATTAACTGTTAGAGTTTTTAGCAACGACGAATGCACGAAGGTACAGAATGTACTGGATGAAACACTGAATAAAGGAAAGCGTATTTATGTGGATCACAATCCTAAGTACGGAATGTTTACCATCTCTGCATACTGCGGAATCATTGAATATTTAAGAGTTATGAAACAGATGAAACGGACATTCAACAACATCATCGAATGCTAAGAGGGCGAGATTCACAGCCCTTTTTGCATTTTTAAAATTCGCAGAATTTACACGCATCTTAATGAAGAGGAGATATGAATGGTTTTCGTATCTGGCGTTATTTACGCGCCTCTTTTTATCTTTCGCAGAAAAAACAAAGCGTATAATGCATAGGAGGAAAAAGACATGAAAAATGCAATCGCTATCTTTGTCAAAGAGCACCCGTACATCACAACATACCTCGTACTCGAGGTCATCGCAGCGGCGAAGAACACAATCGTCGGAGTGGCCCAGTCAATCACTGGGAACTATCCGCCGACCAGTCCGGAACCCACGATCGACATCGATACGAAGATGCCCGATGAAGGTGACGTGACAGACAACACTGCAGATTCAACAGAATCTGACTAGGCACAACAGAGGAGAGAGGTTAGAAATAGCCTCTCTTTTTTTGTTTTTATGAAAGGAGATTGAAGAATGAAAATTTTTGTTATTAATGCAAAACCCATGGACGAATACAGCACTGGCGTATACCCCGTTGCTTTTGCTAGTGACGAAGAAGAAGCAAAACATCTTTTTGCCAAGTATGTAGCTTTACGAGCTTACATTGCCGAGTGCGCATTGGTTATTCGAGAAGAAGGCGATTGCCATCCAACATATGTTGCGTACTTGCTTAATCGTGCAAGAGTTTACGCGGCTCGCCTGGCTCTGGAGTGCGAAGTGAGAAGTTGGTATCAGGATAATGATATTACGTATCAGCTTGAATGCTACAACACCAGCGTCTGCTACGATAAGTTTTTTATTTGAAAGGAGAAAAACATGAATGAACCACTTGCTTATGATTTGGAGAATGTAATCTGGGACAGGATGAGTTTGGATGATTCCAGATTATATTTGGTTCCGCGCTGGTCTTTTCAGGGAATCCCTATGACGGATGCTTTACGAAAGGCTTTCCCTCAGTTTAGTTTTCACTATTCTTACGATATCTATACTTCAAATAAACCGATTATTGTCGAGGGCGACGAGGCATTACTTTCTGAATTCGAAAGAAACTATATTCGAGAAGACGGGTTCGATAAAGTGAAACGAGTATATATTCCGAAGGACAACGCTGGATCACGGTATAGTTTACGTGCAGTCACCGCTCATGACGAACGCATTTTAACAACTCTTTATTTATATTTGGCGATTCCTTCTAGAAGGGACGAATTAGCGAATAACTTAAGAAGCAACTTCCCGCAATTTACAGTAATGATTTCCTATGAGTATCCGGATCGTGTTGCCGTTCGCGGTCGTTCAATCTATATTAAATATTTTATTGAGAAGTACATACATAATTTAGAGCATGCACTAATTGATGCAGATATGTATATTGAGGTTCCTAATGACCACAGGGAGCTTTCCGAAGATTTGTTTAAGCCATATCTCAACACACCTATATACGCAGACAACGTAAGGTATGATCAGTTCGCAAAAGTTATAGTAAAGGAGGACAGCGAAATGAACAAAAATGATATTAAGAAGGTATCGAACGCGTTTTACGGCTATGCATTTAATTGGAATCCTGAGACCAGATATTTTCATCCGTCAATGGTTAAAGATGTAATCTTCAACCCGCCCGCAACCATCGTCTTTTGGACAGACGGAACTAAGACCGTCGTTAAATGCACTAACAACGAGCCGTTTGACCCGGAAAAGGGTATGCTCATGGCCATTATCAAGCACTGCTTCAATGACGGATCAACACGTACGTCCAAGTGGATGAAAAAGTTCACCGAGAAAGTCGATGATGAGAATGATGGCAAGGATTTATGTGAGTCTTGACAGTCCGATAGCCGCAATGGATATTTGTGACGAACTTGATGATCTTGGATACGCATTTGACAGATCACTAGAAGATGCCGAAACCGGATATATTCTTATAAATGATCGTCTGGTGACATATGTTCCAGAGTATCCGAGTGATGTACTTTGTCCATGGGTATATTCGACAGACTATTTTCTTTACAGAATTATTCCGGGGTGGATCTGTAAAAGAAACGAACGACTTGGTCCTGGAAAAGATATTCGAAAGAATTTAGCAACGCGAGTGTACGCTCAGTCACTTTTACGGACGATATTGGAGGGCTTAAATGTATAAAAAGTTAAAACCATGTCCTTTCTGTGGGACCGAAGAACCTTTTATGTATGGCGGAGACAACGATCAGAGAGAATTCGTTGTTGGTGTCGAATGCGATGGATGCGGAATGACTTTTAAATTTCCGCCATTAATGAGCTTTAGTGAAGCTACTGAACTGTGGAACAAACGTGTTGATACGAAAGAGGAGAAAGCCAATGAGGGATAATCTGTATAATGTTCAGCATCTTATCGAGAGACTCCTCGAAAAAGAAGATGACGCTCGTAAACCGGAAAACAAACAGTTATTCAGAGATGCAAGAGAAACGATCGAAGATCTCGCAGTTCGTCTGGATGATGCTGAAGAAGAACTGAAAAGGTATGGTGAAGCATGACACCGCTACAGGAGTTCGACCTGATGGATTGGGTCGATTTTTTAATCGAACAGCTAATCGAAGAATCGCCATATAGTTGAAATCCGCAACTTTTACAAACTCTATAATGGAGGTAAACTAAGATGGTTACATTGACTTATTTGGAATTGACGTTACTTTCGTTGGGAGCTATATTCTCGTGCTTACTGACGATACTTACCGTCAATCACTACGAGGCGTTGATCAAAAAGAAGACCGCCACAGCTTATAAAAGGGGCTATTTCAAAGGATTAGCTCAGAAAGTCATTAAGGCTTCTGAGTTAAAGGCTGAATGAAATAGCCTTTTTTGTTTTCATCTTGATATTTTGAAAGGAGATTAAAAAGATGGAGAAGGAACTATACCCGATCGAATGCTATAAAGCACTCGCAATGGCTGTTGTAGATACAGCGGCTAAAGACTACATGAGATCTCTCAGAGGTATCAGCAGAAACACCGAAAAGCTTAAGTCATTATTGCCTAACGATGAGGACTATGCTACGACTGTCGCAAGAATTCAGTCCGCAAAAGCGATCAAGTACAGCTGTGAGAAGTTCTTTCGCAGTGAACGTTTCGATATTTTCATGAATGGCATTATTGACGGCGAAGAATTCATCAAGAAGCTTACTCGTAAAGCACTTGATCCGTTTTATGTAATAAAGGAGGATGAAGAATATGCCGACTGATCTCAAAGATCTTAACCCGAACGATAATTATATTTGGGACCATGATAAAAACGACTGGGTTTCCGACAATGGTATTTCTACCGGTAAAGAGAAGTGGTACAACCTTGAAGACGCCGCTGACAAAGCCGGAACTAAAGTGTCAATTTTGAGAAGCGCCATTTCAAGAGGATCGTTAATCGGTTCAACGATTCAGAAAGGATCATACGGATACAGATGGATGGTAAGTGAATCTAATCTTAAAGATTGGATGGAGGATCCGTCTGTGGTGCGAGATCCCAAGAAGCGGGAGGCGTACAACGAGCGTCAGGCCGAAAACATGCGTAAGAAGCGCGGATCCTCACAGGCGGCTGTTCCGAAAGATATTTCAGCACTGTTCGAGGAGCATCTGAAGAATTCTTACGATAAGGGATTCGCCGATGGATATGCCAAAGCGTGGAAGGAATTGCAGGCTTTTATTAAGGAGAAGAAGGCATGAGATTATTTTGGGAAATTGTGATTGCGCTCATGGTCGCATTCATTTTTATTCTCTGCAATGTCAGATGGTTTATTCGCTATGCACTTATTCCGGTATGCGTAATGATGTTTGAATGCATTCCTGGAAAGGACGCAGAGAATTTCTGCAACGAGCTTTGCCAAACCGAATTCGGTGAAAAAACAGCAAAGCTCTTCTTTTTATATTACAAGTTCGGTTACAACTGCGTGAAAGACGAAGAGGGATCTAAGATTGCAAGGCTTGTGATCGAGCATCCGGGCGTTGTCGTTAGAATGATGAATATTTCGAAGATACCGGACATCGAAATTAAACAAAAGGAGACGGACGAATGATCGGTTTAATCATGACACTGTTAATGCTTTTAATAGCATTCAGGATTACGCCGACAGATCAATATTTAGGGGCCGCATTCTTCGGAGTTGCGGCTCTTTTTTACCTCGGATTTGTCGAGGAATTTAAAAGGAGATAAATTATGGCAGATACTATAACAGGCGATGAATGGCTGACTATAAAACAGGTGGTTCAGAAAACTGGTTTGAAAGACTATCAAATCAGAAACGCTATGAGAAACGGAAGACTGTTATATTCCAGACGGGATTATAGCGAGGGCTATCCATTGATAATGGTTCGTGAGTCAGATCTTAATGATTGGCTAAATAATCAGTCAGAGATAAGAGATCAAGCCGAACGCGAGAAACTTCTCGAGAAGTGGCGTCTTTATGGCAGAAAGAAGCAGGAGAAAGTAAACGCTTATAAAAGACTCGCTAATGAAGAGGAAAGTAAATATATTCCAGGCGACGCGGACAATAATATAAGGATTGCTTTACAAACGATGAAGGATATTTACTGGGCAAACGACAGTATAACCATTGGCAATTCATCACGGTTTGTTGAAGCACAGGAAATTGTATTGTCAGCTCTTCTCACGGGCGAATATGACATTGTTCGAAAAGAAAACTCAAAGGAGGGAAAATAAAATGGCTAAAGATATGGTAAACCATCCTGATCATTACATTTCGAGAGAAGGACTCGAAGTGATCGATGTAATCGAAGCCTTTACCGAAGGTCTTGATGGTATCAAAGCTGTTTGCACAGGAAATGTCATTAAGTATATTTGCAGATGGCAGCACAAGAATGGACTCGAAGATCTTAAGAAGGCGCAATGGTATCTCAACCACCTTATTGATATCGTGGAAACCGATGAAGCCGTAGACGAAGAGATGATGAACATTTACAAACCTTCAAAAGATAAGAAATGTGATCTGAAAGGCTTTGAAGATCGCGAGTGCGTTGTTGGATTTTGTGAGGTCTGCGATGTTCTCGCGGAGAAGGACGCGGTTTCGAAAGGCGAACCTAATGATATTTGGGAGGAAGAGCAATGAAGAAATTAATTGCTATCGTAGCAGCTATTATGTTGATGGGCTGTAACGCTCAGATTATTGATACAACGTGGCGTTATGATTACGCCTACATCACATTACCAGAAGGTCTTGTCGAAGGAGAAGTTGCATCGTGGGTAGACTACGAAGATTCTGATATGGTGCAAGTACGTATGAAAGACGGTACCACTTATTATACACACGGCTCTAATGTCGTGCTTATACAAAAGGGGGAATAAAATGGAACCGTATAAGAGTCCGACGCCACTCAAACTCTGTCCATTTTGCAGATCAAGGGCAGAGTTGCTTCACGAACCGTTAGAGTGGGATCCAAGAATGGATGATATTTTGGATCGTAGATTTTACGGAGAATTCATGATCAGATGTAGTAACGTGCGTTGCAGATCATTCATGGTTCGTAAATATTATCATGAAGAAGATCGCGATACTACAGCCGAAGTAATCGTCAAAAGATGGAATACTCGGGATGGCCACGAACCAGAACACGTTGATGACGACTATCATTATAATCCGGAGTGGCCTGACAAAATGGGAGGCGGAGCGTAAATGAAAAAGAAAAATAGGAACGCTCTTTTTGGGCGTTATCCATCGTGTGACTATTGTAACAACGCATTGAGATTCATTGCTAATGGTAAACCAGATGAAGCGTTCAGAGAGATCGTACATGCAATTCAGTCGGCCGATGGATATTTTCATGAAGATGTTGCAGATACGATCGAGACACTTCTGCTTGTAGAAACAAGAGGTAAGTCGAAATGGCCGAATTTGTAAGTCGTGGTATTAAATACGTTACACCCGGAGAGTTAGTATTCGACCGTCCTATAATTACTAAAGAGGAAATCAATGATAATTGTGGAAAATGCCAGGAGTTCGATTGCTACGGATGTGAATTTTTAGAAAAACTTAGAAAATCGGAACTGGTTGCGGTGATAGATAGGAGGACGAAATAATGGGCGTTAGTGAATTATATATGTTGAATTCTATTCGCGAATCATTAGAGATGATTCAAACATTTTTGGTATGCAAAGAGGCGCATGAGGCCGGTTTGGTCGATGATGAAACTTGGACCAAATTCGTTTCAAAAATGGTTAACGCCATGGCAGGTGGGATAGTGGATAATACGGAGGATAGCCATGAGACCGGATCTGAAAGTGCTTAATGCACAGCTGAGATTAAAACGGGAATGCGACAAAAAGGCTAAAGCATTAGAATCGGTACATCGTAAAGTGCTTACGGCGAAAGTAGCTATGCCTATCGAATTTATCGTTGATGAAGATAAGCGTCTGATCACTGAAATGCTCAAGGACCGGCTTGGCTACCAGCTTGGAAAAAAGATTATGGAGTTCGTTCCGATCCAGCAATATCTGGATATAAAACAATATGATATGACCAACATGATATATACGGTTCGGATCGCTATCGCATCGGAAAATGAGGTTGAAGATCGAAGATGAGCGATTCACATTACTTCGTGGTTAAAGTTTCAGAAGACCAGGTTCCTAGATTCAGAAGGGAGATGTGTTACAGCTTCGAACTGGTTCGGTGTAGCGAGTGTGAATACGATCATAACTGTACACACATGATGGTGCGGAATTTTGGGAGAGGTGGTTCTCAGATGTATTGCCCAGTGACGTACTGCTCTGAGGGAAAGAGGAAAGGAGATTTAAGATGAGATTTATCAAACTCACGAAAATTAATTTATTTATGCTATCGTCCACAGGATCGGGGCGAGCTGTATATATCGACCCTAGATTTATAGCAATGTTATATTCTACTGAACCACTTGAAGGTACACCCTATACAAAGATTTTCTTAGGAAATATGCAGGATCCAATACCTGTTGCAGAATCAATTCCGGAAATTCTGGAATTGATAAAGGAGTCGGAAAGTGGAAGCAAAGAAGTGTGATCGTTGCGGCGCATTGTTTGAGGTCAATAACAACTACAAAGAAATCGCCGTCAATGTAACTCAGTGCAGGGCTACGAAAGACGATAATTATCTGACACTGGATTACCCTGTTGAATTCACATTTGATCTCTGTCCGAAATGTATGAACGAGATTTACGATATTTTTATGAGAGGTGTAAAAAATGGAGATTAAGTTGAAGGACGGCGTTACTGGGTATAATGCGGTCATTGATATTCTGTCGATGATTATTCCGCAATTATACACGAAGTATTTTCCTGGTGATCTTGTTGTTCGAATAGGATGCAAGTACGAAGAGTCCGATGAATATTACTATGATAATTACATTCTTGAAGCTAGTGAGGCGTGCGAATATTGCTGTTTTGTTGACGACTGGTGGGAAGGCGAAAAGTATATCAACATCATCGGTTTTGTGCCAGTTGACGATATTCGGCACTTTGACTTCATGCTTCCTAAGAATGAAAAAGGCGCCATTGTTGCAGAGTCATATACCGAGTTCATCCATCCAACATACGATATAGTAGCTATTTTAGAAGGGCCAGCATATGAAATTATTTAGCATATTAGGAATCGAATTCGGCATCAGCTTTGTTGTTGATGATATTCAGCAGGTCCTGGATCTTACAGAGCTTGCATACGAATGGAACATCGAACTTGAGGATCAGGGCATGCGAGATGGCTGTATGCTGTTAACTATTTCCGAAGTAGGCGGCGAAATAAATGATTCAGGCGATCCTCAAATATATAGCCGAACCGATCTTGTTGAGGGATTTTTGAAAGCTCTCCGAGAGGAGCCGGGTTGGGTTCAGGACAGAGACGTTGTCAATGGTAATAAAGTGATCATATTCTACAGAGAGGAGGCTCTGAAATGAGCAAAAGAATCGCAGAATCTCGACGTAGGGAAATCATTCGCGTTGCAACACGAGACGCCAAAGCTTATGTCGAAGCACAGCTCAATTACGGGGAAGGAGCTGGTAACAGAAGAAAAATATTACAGGCGCAGATCGACAAGCGCATGGAGAGCCCTTTGTATGCAAAAACATTCAACGAAGAGGTCGCTAAAGTCGATAGAGATCTCGTCGCAAGAAAGATCGAAAATCAGAAAGGCTTTGCAAAAGCTGTTGACGGAGCAAGAAGAACCGTCAGAACAGCGAGAAGAGTCGAAGGATTCTGCAGACAGAACCCGTGGCTGATCGATCTTGTTAAGTATATTTTCGGTATCAAAGAAACCTGACGATTATGATTCGCATTATTTACACAGCATGTAATGAAGACTTAATGTCTTTCAGTTCATACAGGAGGAAAAAATCATGAACGAATTTGAGAACAACATCACTGAAGAAGTATTCGACACAGAGAACGACGAAGCAACCGAAGAAGAGGGAACATCCGAATTCGAGACAAAAGACGTTTTGATCGTCGTCGGCCTCGGCCTGCTCACAGCCTTCGGAATCAAGAAGTTTGTGGACTGGAAAAAGAGCACGGACGATATTATTGACGTCAAACCCGAAAAGGAACCCTGGACTCTGAAGGTACTTAAGGGCGATCTCGCAAAGAGACACAAAGTGATCATTGACGAAGAGGAGTACAAGAAATACCAGGAATGGCTTGAAACACAGAAAGTTGACAACAACTAAAAGTAGAAAGGGCGTAACAGCCCTTTTTATTTTTGCCAATTTTTCCCGGGGGTGAAAATGGGTAAATCAAGGTTAAATTTCTATAAAGTAAAACGGACACTGACTCCATATTCTTTAGCTAAATGGCTTGCAGACTGGAAAAGTCCTTTAGCATGCCAGCTTTATTGCTCTTTTCAGAAAAATCCAAAAGAGTGCGACCATAATTGCGAACAGAACATATTTACATGGCTTATGTCATATTCGGAGAACGAAGATGTACCTGATAAAGTATAGACGCGATGGAGAGCGCCCTAAGTATATTCAGTACAAAACCGAAAAGGGCATGACGAATAAGGTGGAAGCTTTGAACAACGATCCTCTGATAGTGTCAGTACGTATATTTAAGGAGATTACGTACGGAGACCAGCAGAGTCTGTTCAATGCTAAAGATCTGCCGTTCTGATATTCGCAGAATTTACAAACACTATAGTGAAGAAGAGAAGACATCGGATAGACTCCGATTTGGTGGCGTCTGAGGAGGGAATAGTTACACTATTGTCTCGGCTCGGATAAAACCAATAGCTCAACGTGAGAGCGTCTCTTCTTTTTATTTTTCGCGTTTAAGAAAGGAGATTAATTATGAAATTACTTAACGCAGAAACCGTCAAAGTCGGAGTAACTCAGCTTGTCAAGTTTACTCGGGCGAACCTTCCTACGATCCTTACCGGCCTCGGTGCTGTCTCGTTTGGAGTCACCGTCTATGAGACAAGTAAGGGCTCCATCAAAGCGGCTAAGCTTATCGAGAAAGCTGAAGAGGAAAAGGGTGAGGATATTTCCAAAGCCGACAAAGCAGTCATCATCGCAAAGACTTGTTGGAAGGCGTTCCTCGCTGGTCTGATCGCAATGGGGTTCTTCTTCGGAGCAAATCGTATTTCTTTGAAGCGTCAAGCTGTTCTGAGTGCTGCTTATGCATTGACAACCAATGAATTCCGAGAGTATCAGGAGAAAGTACGAGAAACAATCGGTGAAAAGAAAGAGGAAAAGATCAAGGATGATATTGCCGCTGATAAAGTTGCGGCGTATCACTTCACAGAAGCAACACCGATTAGCGGAACCGGACCTCTCTGGATATTTGCATGGTCAAACACACCGTTCCGTGGGAACCTTGAGGACATTCGTCAGACCATTAATGATCTGAATGACGATCTGTATCATTCTAAAGGAAAGGCATATTTCAGCGGAGAGATTGCCTTGAACGATGTCATTTATGCAATCAGTTCAGCTTGTCATGCTCCACAGCTCGGATCAGTAGCGCTCGGGGACGTATTCGGATTCAGAGCAGATCTGACAGGCCCAATCGATCTTGATATTCGATATGGTAAGGCAACCAATGGAGAACCTTGCGGATATATTAATGTGAAGCCGCTTCCGTTGGTTGAGAATCTGAACGAAAACGTATATTACTGAGGTAATGTATGAACAGCGATGGCGAAAAGTTTGTGAACTTCAGATTATATTGTCCAAAGTGCGAGCACTACGAAGTTCCGGCTGAGAAGGAACCATGCAACGAATGCATGCATTATCCGACAAACACATATTCTGAAAAACCCGTTAATTATAAAGAAAAGGAGAGCAAATAATGGAAAAGAAGATTAAGAAGTCATCCCTCGTACTCGGAGGAATTGAACTCGTGGCTGGCGCTGGTGTAGATCTTATTCTCACCGGAATTGCCAATGCGGTTGTTCCGGCATCGTTCGGACTCCCGGGACTTGTCCAGAAGGTCTGCATCAAGACCGCGTCTATCGGCATTTCGCTGGTTGTTACGGACGCAATCGACAAGGTCCTGAAGACGACTGCGGATGATATTGTCACAGCGTACAAAGAAGCGCTGAATGAAGCAGAAGCGGCACAGGCGTAAGAAAGGATATTTATGGCAGAGGTTAAACAGCCGCTCCATAAATACAACGAACAGAAAAAAGTAGAAAAGGTTGTCAGCGAGAAGGTCAAAGTCAAGAACAAGGGTGTTGGCCGTAAACTCGCTGACATTTTCCTTTCAGAAGATGCCGCGAATGTGAAGTCCTATATTTTTACGGACGTGATCGTTCCGGCAGTAAAAGATACTGTCGTTGATATTGTGAAGAGCGCAATTGAAATGATGTTCTATGGCGAAACGAGACAGAGTTCTGGAAAGACTGGAGGTGGACCATATGTCTCATATTCTAACTACTACAACCCAAGTTCTCGAAATCACCCGGTTGACACTGTTAATCGGAATCGAAGCTATGGTGATCGCAGGGAGTTTATATTTTCTTCGAGAGGCGAAGCAGAGAAAGTCCTTGACGTCCTCACAGAAATCGTCGCCGAGTATCAAGCAGCAAGTGTTGCGGACTTGTGTAGCTTGGTTGGGGTAACCGGCGAGTGGACAGACAACAAATGGGGATGGGTTGATCTGTCCGGTGCATCCGTAAAGAGGATCCACGGCGGATATATTCTGGATCTGCCCAAACCGATCTATTTAGACTGAGGTAAGTCTATGGGAATCATATATTTATCGTTGTTCGTTCTGATTGGCATTGCGATTCTTGGAGCGTTTGTACTCGCTGCAGTCGTTGATCGGGTTAACGATCTTATTCATGCTACTAGAAGGTTACAGAACGAACTCGAAGATGCACAGATGGATATCGCTGAGCAGACAGGACGAATCGACGCGCACGAAGATCTGATTTCAGGAAAAGCTGATGCCTCAGATGTTGAGCGTGCGGCTAACGCATATTTACATATACGAAACAAACTGGGTCAACTTGGTAACAGACTCCAGAAGATTGAAAAAGGAAAGGAATAATTATGAATTATATTTCAATGATCAAAGGCGTAGCAGCTAAGACAAGTGTCAAACTTGCAAAGTATGCTCCGCATATTCTCGTAGGAACAGGAATTGTCACTGTAACAGCAGGAACTATCGGAATGGTTAAAGGAGCCACTCACGCGGACGATATTATTGAGAAGTTCGATGAAGAAATGGACAAGATCGAACAGGCTAAGGAGCTTGCCGCGAATAAGAAGAGCATCTACACTCGTAAGGACGAGATGGAAGACAAGATGAAGGTGTACGGACAGACAGCCGTAGCAGTCATCAAGAAGAACTGGGTTCCGATTACGCTCTATGTAAGCGGTGTTGTCATGATTTGTTCCGGTGTTCATATTCTCAATAAGAGATACGTCGGTGTAGCGGCTTCGTACGCTGCTCTGCACAAGTCATATTCTGATTACAGAAAGAGAGTTGTTGAAGAACAGGGTTCGGATGCGGATTTCCGCTTCGCTAATGGCGTTTCCAAAGGATCTTATAATTACACAGAGGTTGATGACGATGGCAATCAGAAAGATGTAAACGTTGAATCTGATAAGGTTGTAGATGGATCTAATCTGTCAATCTACAGCGTTTTATTCGACGAAATGTCAACGATGTGGACTCCGAATCCGATCAGCAATATGGCTCTGATCAAACGTGTTGAAGACTACTGGAATGAACCGGCTCACTTCGAACACAGAGGATTCGTATATTACTACGAAGTTCTGAAAGATCTCGGAATCTGGGAATCTCTTCCGTATGAAAAGCAGAAGATTCTTGTTGATAAAGGCTGGGTTTGGGGAGCCGGCGACAATCATATTTCTCTCGGCATTTTCGATGTTGATGTTGAGAAGCCGATGTCTTTCGCCAAAGCAGACTTCATCCAGGGTTATGAACCGTCCGTTCTTATTGAACCGAACATCGACGGCATCGTTGCAGAACTTCTGTGACTGCATGATATTAATGCTCCAGGAGGTCGAGGGTGGGGAGACATCTTCGACTTCCCGGAATTATATTTTGGAAGCATATGGAATCAGTGAATAATTTTGACAGACGTCTTAAGCCTTGCCCATTCTGTGGAAAGAAAATGCGTATTTGGCGTAATGCAGAGTATCACAGACTCGAAGTTAAACACGCAGAGAGGACAGATGACTGTCCTATGTATAAATCGTGGCTGTATAACACAGAAGACGCTCTTATTGAATCCTGGAATAAGAGAACGTTCTCTAAAAAGTAAAGGATAAATCATGAACAAAACACTTTCTGTATTAATTATATTTTCTGTGGGGTTTGCCACAGGAATCGTAAGTACGCGTGCCTACTTCGAGAACGAGTATCGCATGCGTGCTGAAGAAGAAATTGACAGTGTGAAGAAGGCGTTTAGAAGTCATATTTCTAAACAGGAGAAGCAGGATGAGAAACCTGTCGAACAGCCTTCTGAGTACGAAACGAAGATAGTCCGTAGTGGATATTTGGAGCCAGAGCCCGAAAAACCTACAGACTATCGTAAATTTTATGAAAAAGCCAATGAAGAGGCTATTTACGAAGACAAGTTGGAGGAAGAGATGGCTAAAAAAGAAGCTCCTAGTGAAGTTACAAAGCCATATTTGATCTCTGAGGAAGATTACTCAGAGACTATGGAAACCTTCGATAAGATGTCCTGTACATTCTATATTCCGGACAGACTCGTTGTTGATGATCTGAGCCGCGAAGTAGTGGAACCGGATATTCTTGGAGAAGACAACATTGAATACATGATCAAGACTAATCAGGAATTCATTTATATTCGAAACGAAAGTATCGGTTGCGACATGGAGATCAGTAAGAGTCATGAATCCGTGGCAGAAACCGGAGATCTTGTGTGGAGAGGATGATGGAAGAGCCTATTGATCGCGCTGGAATGATCGAACAGCTTGTAGAGTTTTTACCTGGTGGGATGATCGACGAAGTGCTCAGAATTGTCAATAGGTATGTAAGACCAGAAAATTATATTCCTGTTAGTTACATCAAAGAATACGCTCAGCATCATGATGCGGTGTGTCAGATGAACCTTGAGCAGTTGATTGAAAACTATAAGAAGGGAGCCGCGCCCGATGAATGTTAAGTACGATTTAGAGACTATCAACGAAGCTTATATTCAGTGGCTGTATGCAAAGGTCGGCGGAACTGATCGGAAGTACAATCATTTTTGGAGAGTGATCAGACGTCTGTATCTGAAAGAATTCTATTCGCTTGTTCCGAATGATGACAATAGGTTGGAAGACGGATTGGCGCTTAGAGGAGAGTTTATAGAGGAGTATCAGTATGACCCGAACATTGTTGCTCATGGTTTTGATTTTCCTTGCACTGTATTGGAGATGCTTGTAGCCTTTGCCAGGCGCATCGATTTCGATATTATGTGGGATCCGGAGATCGGCGACAGATCCGCTTTCTGGTTCTGGAAAATGCTTGAGAATGCGGGGGTTGATTTAAAGCGATTCAGCGATGAATATTTCAACGAAGAGTGTATCATAGAGCTCAATAAGATCGTTGATAGGGTACTCACAAGACGCTACGATCGCAACGGAAATGGGAGTTTCTTCCCGATTTCTGCCAAGACCAGGAACTATCAGAGGTATGAATTGTGGCATCAAATGCAGTTGTGGATCTCTGAAAATTACCCGATTTGCTAAAAAATCTTATACCAGTTTTTATACCAGAAAAATTTTTAACCAATTTTTGCGAAAATTTTTTGTTGTTAAAAAATTGGCGATTTTCAAAAATACCAATTATTTCTGGTATTTATACCAGTTTTTAAACACTAATTGGTATAAGAAAAACCCTTTATTTATGCGGGTTTTTGGCACTTTTATACCAGTTTACCAGTTTTTCTATATACTATTATAAAGAAAAAATTAATAATATATTTTTCTATATATATAAGTTAAGCGACAAAAACTGGTAATTGGTATAAGGCCCAAGAAAGGAGATTTTTACAATGATATGCTGGATTTTCTAGAGATCGTAAAAGAGGTTGATCAGAAGAAGGGAGTTGTGAATATTTACCCAGAGTTTCTTGTCAAATCTCGTACGAACGATCTTATGATCCGCGGTCGTGATTTTTATGCGGTGTGGGATGAAAGCACTCGTCTTTGGTCTACGGATGAGCAGGTTGTCATTGATCAGGTTGACGCCGAACTGACAAATGCCTACAACGAAATGTCAGACAAGATGGAGGGATACAGTTTCAACGTTCGATATATGCGTAGAGCTGGATCCGGATCTATTGACAGATGGCATAAGTATGTTCAGAAACAGATGCGTGACGCCTATCATCCGTTAGACAGCAAAATTATATTTGCTAACACAAAGACACTGAAAAGGGATTACGCAAGTAAACGGCTTGACTACGATATTTGCGAAATGCCAACCCCATCATACGACAAACTGATGTCGACATTATACAATCCAGAGGAGCGAGACAAACTTGAATGGGCTATTGGAGCAATTATATCTGGAGACTCTAAAAACATTCAAAAGTTCATTGTTCTGTATGGTGATGCCGGCAGCGGTAAGTCGACATTTCTTAACATTGTACAGAAACTGTTTCAAGGTTATATTTCGGTGTTCAATGCAAAAGAGATTGCAAGCTCATCGAGTCAGTTTGCTTTGGAAAGTTTTAAGGACAATCCATTAGTGTCTATTCAGCACGATGGCGATTTGTCCAGAATCGAAGACAACACCAAGTTGAACAGCATCGTTTCACATGAAGAGATGATGATCAATGAAAAATTCAAGAGTCAGTATACGGCGAAGTTCAACGCCTTTTTATTTATGGGCACAAACAAGCCGGTTCGTATTACAGATTCGAGATCTGGTATTGTCAGAAGATTGATCGATGTTAAGCCGAGTGGAAATAAGATCAAACCGTATCGAGAGTACAAGAGACTGTTCGATGATATTGACAACGAACTTGGAGGTATCGCATGGCATTGTCTGCAACTGTACAACAGTTATGGTGAGAGCTACTACGATACATATGTTCCATATGAGATGATCAGAGTCACTAACGACTTCTATGACTTTATGCAGGAGTATTATGACGACTTTGCGCAGAATGATGGAACAACTCTTGAAACAGCCTGGAAATTATATTCTACGTATTGTGAGAATGCTAATGTTAAGAATCGAATGCCAAGACGAATCGTCGGTCATGAACTCATGAACTATTTTCTTGATTTTAAGGCTGATGTGATAGTGGATGGCAAACATCGCAGAAACTTATATTCTGGATTCAGAAAGGACAAATTCGAGTATACAACTTCCGATCAGCATCTGGAAGCAATACCAAAGAAGCATCCTCTTGGAGAGTTTAGATCTCAGAAGTCGTTGTTCGATATCGCATATTCTGGATGTCTTGCTCAGTATGCTTCCGATGTTAGTGGAGCTCCAAGAAAGAAGTGGGAAAATGTCACAACACGTTTAAGTGATATTGATACGAGCCAATTGCATTGGGTTAAAGTCAATGAGCATCATATTGTCATCGACTTCGATCTTAAGGATGCCGAAGGAAACAAAAGTCTTGAGTTGAATCTTGAAGCTGCTGCCAGATTCTTAGCCATTACAGGATTACCACCGACATACGCCGAGCTTAGCCGAAGCGGCGGAGGACTTCATCTGCATTATATTTACGATGGAGATGCTAGCAAGCTTAGCAGAGTGTTTGACGACAATATTGAGGTTAAAGTCTACACTGGAAACTCATCATTACGACGACAGTTGACTAAATGCAATGATATTCAGATTAGACACATTAACGGGGGATTACCTTTGAAAGGAGAAAAGCCTATGATTAACGAAAACGTTCTGATGAGCGAAACAGCTCTCAGATCTTTCATCGTGAATTGTCTGGCTAAAAAGCATCATGGAGCTACTCGTCCAGAAATTATATTTATCAAGGACAAGCTCGATGAGGCGTACGCCAATAAGGCAATGCACTATGACGTAACAAACATGCGAAACGATATTTTAGCGTTCGCTATGAATAGTACAAACAATAAAGACTTCTGTGTAGACCTCGTCAACAAGATGCATTTCTGTTCTGACGAGCCTAGTGAGAGTGTTGATTCAAAGAACTCAGAAATTATATTCTATGACGTTGAAGTCTTTCCGAACTTGTTCGTTGTGTGCTACAAGATTCGCGGTACAGGTGGTGTTGTGAAGATGATCAATCCCACTGCCAGCGATATCGCAGAGTTACTGAAGTACAGATTAGTCGGATTCAACAACAGAAGATACGATAATCATATTCTGTATGGAAGACTTGTTGGATTTGACAACTTCCAGCTTTATACATTGAGCCAGAGAATCGTAAATGGAAGTAAGAACGCTATGTTCCGAGAGGCATACAATCTCTCGTATACCGATATTTATGATTTCTGTGCAAAGAAGCAGTCTCTTAAGAAGTGGGAGATCGAGCTTGGTATCCATCATCAGGAACTCGGATTCAAATGGGATCAGGATGTTCCGGAATCGATGTGGTATAAAGTTGCAGAATACTGTGTAAACGACGTCGAGGCAACAGAAGCCGTATTCGAAGCGAATCAGGGAGACTTTGTAGCAAGAGAAATTCTTGCCGATATTGCTGGCGGAACGGTTAATGACACAACGAATAGCCTTACCACGAAAATTATATTTGGGAACGAAAGAAACCCCGAATTAGTATATACAGACCTTTCCGAAGAATTCCCAGGTTACGAGTATGTGAACGGTCACAACATGTATCATGGAGAAGATGTCGGCAAAGGTGGGTATGTATATTCTCAGCCAGGCATGTATTTTGGCAACATTGTAACGTTCGACTCGGCGTCACACCATCCGCATTCGATTTTGGCTCTGAATCTGTTTGGAGATCACACATATAGATTCAAGATGCTTCTTGATGCTCGTATATTTATCAAGCATAAAGATTTCGGATCGGCCGGTAATCTGTTTGATGGAAAACTCAAACCATATTTGACCGATCCTGCTATGGCCAAGTCGTTGTCAAAAGCTTTGAAGATTGCGATCAATTCTGTATATGGACTGACATCGGCAAATTTCGACAATCCTTTCCGAGACAAGAGAAACGTAAACAACATCGTCGCGCTTCGCGGCGCTTTATTTATGGTCAACTTGAAAGAAGAGGTTGAGAAGAAGGGCTTCAAAGTTATTCATATTAAGACCGACTCGATCAAAGTTGTCAATCCAACAGAGGAACTTGCGAAGTTTATTGATGACTATGCCGCAAAATATGGGTATGAGTTTGAAGTTGAACACAAATTCTCAAAGCTGTGCCTTGTAAATGATGCTGTATTTATTGCCAAACTGTCGGATGATGACCCGGAAGATCCTGGAAAGTGGACGGCGACCGGTGCCGAGTTTGCGCAACCATATGTGTTCAAAACTTTATTTTCGCATGAGCCAATCGAATTCGAAGACATGTGCGAAACAAAGAGTGTTAAGACTGCATTATATTTGGACATGAATGAAGCATTGCCGGAAACCAGTCATGATTACCACTTTGTCGGAAAGGTCGGTCAGTTTTGTCCTATTAAGTCAGGCTGTGGTGGCGGGATATTATGCAGAGAAAGCGATGACGGCAAGTATCATTCTGCAACCGGTGCCAAAGGATATCGTTGGCTTGAATCCGAAACAGTTCGTCTGTTGAACAAGCAGGACGACATTGACAAATCATATTACACAAAGCTTGTTGATGACGCCGTAAGTGATATTTCGGCTTACGGAGACTTTGAGGCTTTCGTTTCTGATGATACGAAAGTTCCTACACTCGAAATCGTTAGCGATGAATTACCATTCTAAAAATTGAAAGGAGAATTATATTTATGGTAAACCAGAATCTTATTATCGAAAACGCTGAATTACTCTTTAAGAACTTCGCTGGAGAAGCAAGCAAGTACAACCGCAAGGGAGACAGAAACTTCTGTGTATATTTGGATCCCGAAACAGCGTCTATGCTGAAGAACGATGGCTGGACAATCCGCTATACGAAAGAAAGAAATCCTGAGGATACTCCGAGACCGTACATGTCTGTTAAGGTCAGTTTTGACAATATTCCTCCGCAGGTTGTTCTTGTCACAAAGAAGAACAAGAAGCTTCTCACAGAAGACAACATTGACATGCTTGACTGGGCAGAGATCGAAAGAGTTGATCTCATCATTCGCCCTTATAACTGGTCTGTCGATGGTAAATCCGGAGTGAAGGGATATTTAAAGACCGGCTATTTCACAATTGTGGAAGATCGGTTCGCATCTCGCTACGACGACATCCCTGAGGAGTGATATCTGTGGATCTCGACAAAGGACAGTTAGATGCTGTTCAAAGGTTGAGAAGCGGTTCTATTCTTGTAGGTAAGGTTGGTTCTGGTAAGTCAAGAACTGGCCTTACCTATTTTTTCTGTAATGAGTGTGGCGGAAGTGTATGCATTAATCAGAAGGGCGATTACTCCCCAATGACCAAACCAAAAGATCTATACATCATTACGACTGCAAAGAAACGGGATGATGGAGAATGGGACAGGGAGCTAATACCATTCGAATTATATCCTAGAGACAAGGCACCCATTAAGATCGTTGTCGATTCTTGGCAGAATCTTCCAAAGTATGCCAATGTAATGAACTCGTTCTTTATATTTGATGAGCAACGATTGGTTAGTTATGGAAAGTGGACAAAGACATTTCTTAGAATTTCCAAACACAATCGTTGGATTCTTTTGAGTGCCACGCCC